AGCACCAGAAGCATTTGAGTTTAAATCTGAAACTGCCATATAAACTTTTGTTTGACCAGTAAATCTAAAAAAATCTCCAGCTTTTAATATTCCATTTGTTGAAACTGTCATTCCATCAACTGAAGCTGTTACTGCACCAGCAGATACAGCACCATTTGTAGAAATGGTTGTAGAGGCAGAACCTAATGTATCTTCCATAGTTGCAGGAGTATAAGTGAAGGATTCTAATTGGCTTCTTTGTTTCATTATGAAAGCAATTATGGGTGCAAACTCTGCTCTAGTCATAACTGGAAATCTTAAAGTTAATTTGAATCTTTGTCCGTCTATTTGTCTTGCTTGTCGTCTACCAGAAGCAGTTGTTGTAACTATTGTGTTTTGCTGCGAACTAATAACTACATCTCTAGTTGTCGGTGTTGAAGGAAATACTCCACTCATACTATATTTGATTTACCTTTTTGATTTGCACCCTGATTAACAAGATTAACAATTGTTGCTCTATTATCAATTAATAATTCTCTTATACCTCTTACATCATTTGCTTGAATATTAAATGTTATATTAGTGCCACCTCTTAAATCTTGATTTGGTACAATTGTTCCATCTGTTTGTGGTACAAATAATTCTCTGCCTCGTTCTCCAACTAAGTAAGGCATACCACTTCTTACTGAACCACCTTCTGCAAATGCTTCAATTGGATTATAAAAGTTTGGTGCATCAAGAGGTACACTTCCACCACCAGCTATTAAATTAAAACCAGTTCTAAATAATGAACTAAAAAAACCACCACCTCTTGAAGTGCTAGAGACACTTGCTTGTCTAATTTTTTCAGCAGTAATTTGTTTTTCTAAAGTTAATTGTGCAAATAATTGTGATGTTTGTAATTTTGCATAAAATAATTTTAATATTTCTCTACCAAGTATTTCAATGCTTGTTTTAAGAATAGATATTAATAAACTTTGTCCTAAATTTTTAAATACATCTGATAATTGTTTTCCTAATACTATTGATTCTGCAATTTTTTGAGAAAATTCTCCAATACCAAAATTAAGTGTTTCTGTTATTAATTTTGTTAATCCTGCTGTTGTTGAAAATGAATCATTTATTTTATCTAATTTACTTTGATTATCCTCAATAACTCTTTTTATTACTAATTGAAAATCTAATATTGGGGTGGGTATAACTTTTGTTTCTGGTAGTCCAGTTGATATACCAGTTATTTCAGTTGGAGATTTAAAAGTTTCATTAATTTTTTTTAATTCTTTAGTTTTGTTAAATAATTTATCAATTTGTTCACTAAATTGGTCAACTTCTTGTTTAATTGTAAATTTTAAAGCGTTACCTACGTCCTTAATAAATTTTACAATACCAGTTGCTACATCTATTGGGAAAGAAACTAATGTTGATAAAAATTTTAAAACCGCATCTCCTTCTCTTGCTAAAGAACCAAATGCTTCTGCTAAATCATTTATAGATTTTGTTAATCCTAAATCTCCGAGTTTAAGTAAAACTAAATCTGATTCTTTACTTATTCTTGATATTGCAACTGATAAATTATTTGCTCGTTCTTCTGTTGCACCAGAAAATGATTTTTCTAATCCATTTAATAAAGCATCTAATATTTTATTAGCACCTCTTGATGTTTCTGTGAATTTTTCAATACCATCTTTAGTTAAACCTAATTCAGCTTCTAATATTTTAAATGCTCCTATTCCGTTGGATACTAATTGATTTAAAGTTTGTAATCCTAAACCACCTTGAACACCTTTAGCAAATAATCTTGTTAAATCATTTAAAGTGTCTATCTGATTTGTTGAAGATGAAGCAGTATCAGTAAATATTTTTAAAAGTCTTTCAGTTGGATTTATTCCAGCATTTGATAATGTAATAAAAGATTTTGCTAAATCATCTACACTAAAAGTAGATTTTTTTGTTGCATCTATTAAAAAATTTAATACTTGCGTCCCATTCTCTGTTGAACCTGTAACTCTCGCAAGAATAGTTTGTAAATCTTGGAATTTTTTTGTTTGATTAGTAATTGCTGTAAAAGTTGCACCAGTAGCAAAAGCTAATACTGCATTTTTAAGAGAAAAAAAACTAGATGATAAATTATCTGTTGTTTTATTTATTCCGACAATTTCTTGTTTTACATTATTTAATGCTTTGGAAGCATTGTCTATCGCATTAAGTCTTATGTTTAGTTGCTGTTCTGCCATATCTAAGTTTATCTCGTTCCGCCTTCACTTTAAAATATGCCAACCAATAATAAAATTCGTCCTGAGACATTCTCAGAACTTCTTCCATACTTTTTCCTAATTCTTGACCAAGAGCAAGTATGGAATATAACTCAGGGTCAAATCTTACTTTTTTTCAGCTTCCTCGTAAGATACTGAGTTCAACATTTCTGTTGCCACTCTTGCTATAACATTTGGGTCAGCATTATTCAATAATACTTGCTTATCATCTAACTTAAATATTTTATTTCCGTCAGCATCTTTAGCTTTAAGAACTATTGCATCTACTAAAACTCCTAAGTCATCATTCTTAGCACCTTTAAATAGATTTCTTTTTTCTGCTAAAGTAAATGGTTGGCAGTATATTATTAAAGGTTTGCCTTCCTCACCCCATTCGGAAACCTCTATTTTCTTAACTCCTTGACTTTCAAAATGTGCCTTCACTCTATCTATAATATTCATATCTTCCTAAATTATGCTGCTGTTGATAACGATAATGCACCAGTTCCAGTAAATGTCATTTCAGCTTCTACCATTCCATCAAAAGATGCAGATACATTGTAAGCTGTAACTATTGCTGAACCTTCATAAAATTTATCTCCTGCTGTCGCACCTTCAGGAAATACTTTAATTGTAATTTCTGAACCTACGACCATTAATAATTGTCCTGCATCAGCTTCATCAAAAAATAAACTTGCTGAACCAGAAAAACCTTTGAGACCAACTTTATATGTTCTTGATGAATCTCCCATTGAAGTATCTTCAATAGAATCTCCAGTTTGCTCTAAAGTGTAACTTCTTAATTCTCCAACTGTCGTTGCACCAATCTTGATGAGACCCTCTGAGCCAGTATGTGTTGCCATATTTGTTTCCTTGTTTGTTTATTAAGGTGTGCCAGAAGTGTATTGATACATAACTCGCACTACCATTCTGATACCACCTATTGGGAATAAAACTCCTTCATCAGTAGATACTTCTACTACCTGAGTTTGTTTTGCGTTCCCACCTCTTGTTCTATCAGAATTTAGTGTTGTTTCAATTGTCGTAATCAATTCATTTCTTTTTGTATCAATATTAGATGGTGTGCCTTTTACAAATCCTACAATAACATAATCTGCTGTTGCTTGTCGTAAGGCACTTGTAAAACTTATTGTTTCATCACTTCTTGTTTCATTACCAGATTGAATAAAACAAGCTGGATATTGTTGTTCAGATAATTCATCTACATTAAAAGGTTCTCTAGTAATTTTTTTAAGAGTAATAGGAGATGTTACCGCAGTTAAAGCAGATACAATGTTTGATGCTATATCTTCTCGTTTGCTCATTTAATTATACTTAGTTTTTTAAATTCTCTCATAAATACATTTATGATTGGTTGTTGTTCTTTATCTGCTATTGCAAAAAATCTTCTTTTGTTTTGATTGCCTACTGCTTTTATATTTTGAAATTTATTAGCAAAATAAATAATAGCAAAACTAGGTTCTGATTTTTGAACAATATTAGATAACATCTGTCCTGAAAAATTTAAATCTGGGAACTGTACTTGTCTACCAGCTTTTCTTCTAAATTGTTTATATGCTTCTGTATAAGGTGGAAAAGTACCGCCTTTAGCACTAATACCTTTTGCTGTTCTTTGTTTAATTAATCCCATAACAAATTCAGCAGTTCTACCTAATGCTGTTTTGACAATGGTTGGTTGTTCTCTAACTTGTTTTTCAAAGTTCTTGGCAACTTGAAGTGTGTTGTCCTGAACTGTAATTTTCATCTTAAAATTTTAAGTCTATGATATGGTGCTTTTTCTGCATTAGCAACTGTATTAGAATCATCAGCATCATATTCAACACCATCTCTTAATATCTGTTCCATCTCATCTGCGTATAATTGTTGATAGTGTTTCATCATCACTTGGAATCTATCAGGGTTATCATCTGAATTAAATTTTGTAAGTTGCGGACAACAATAAAAACCAATTACTCTATACACACTTGCTCTTTTAAATTGTGCATCAGTTAATAATGTTGCGTTCATTTCTGTTGTATTTAATAATGAAATATTTCTATAAGTTTCTTTTGAATAAACTGGAAACCATCTTATCCTTA